AACACATTTGCGTTTGACCAGAAACAGTATATCGCGATATACTGAGAAGACTACAAGTGTAGTCGGACTGTCCGAATGAGTAACACTCCATCCGAACTCCTCAGAGCACAGGCTCTGGCCGCTATCAAAGCCGCACCGAAGGCGCGTCCTATCAAGCTTCACCAGTTTGCACTCCTAGCATGCCACGAACGTTCAACACCCGATATCCGGCGACGGATAAAGGTTCTGATGAACCGCTGGCTTGTCTGGGACCGAGCAGTGAAGCTCGGGTACCGGACACCAACGAATCCTCGAGATTACGAGGTGCTCGACGACATCGGGGAGGAGCTCGAAACGATTTGTTACGAACTCAGAGTGATCGGGGGGTACTAGCCCCCCAACCGGTCCGACCCACCGGTTCCGGGCTTGACCCGGAAAGCGAAAATAGGGTCCAGATGTTTCTCCGGGGCATCACGCTTGTCGTGATGCACCATCGCGCGCCTAAGGAGGTCGTAGTATCCCTGCAAAAGCAGGTTAACGAGTACCTTAGCGTCGACGATGAGGGGATCTTTCTGAAACGCGCGAAGTATTTGCTGTTGCAACCAATGGCTCGTCTCTTGAAGAATGAACCACCAGTCGCGCCAGCCCCATTCAAATGGCGGGGTAAGTTCCGGAAGTGGATGAAAGCTCGTCTCGTTTACACGAGAAAGAATTCCCACCTCTGGTTCTCATTCCTCCAAGCGAAGAGAGCGGCGGCACCAGTGACCGAAAGTATCATTTTAAAGACTTTCGAGGATCACCGGCTGGCAATGTCAACGCAGCTTCCCATTCAAACTGACGCATTAGCGAGCGAGCGGCTCATACATGACTACCTGGAGCTCATGGAGCCGTTGCTCGACCAAGTGGCGTCTCGCCTGTTCAATCAGTTGTCGGACTTTTGGTCCGACCCGACCAGCATTGAACACGTCGCCTCTTCCCGTGCCTCTTACGAGTCATCTCGTAAGAACGGAGGGCAGTTGGGCGCATTGTTTCGCGAGACCTTTGGAGCGAGCGCGGATCACGAGGATCCGTCACGCACTCTGCGCAGGAAAGATCTCCGACGAATGACTCTTCATGAGGGTGTCTCGACTACCAGTGCTGGACTGGAGTCGGACGTCGTAGTGGAGGAGTCATTCTACGAGGGTGATTTGCAAAGCTTTAAGGCGATGCTTGACAGGGAGTGGCCGCGTTTTGCGGAAAAGGATCGCTTGACAGCTCAATGTCAGGCGGTGCTGGAACCATTTAAGGTAAGGACCATTACGAAGGGTCCTGCAATTCCTTACTACCTTGCCAAGCCTCTCCAGAAGGCGATGCATGGGATTTTGAAGTCGTTTCCGTGTTTTCGTTTGATTGGTCGCCCCCTCCAGGTGACTGATTTGATGGATATACGGGAGGCGACAAAGTTTGGGTCTAGGAAAGAGCGCAATCGTGCCTACGATTGTCTGTTCGACCTCGACGGATTCAATCCAGAATCCGATGAGGAACATCAGGCGATCTTCGACATGATGCGCGACCATGATCATGGAGAGTTGGAGTGGGCGTCAGTTGATTACGTCTCGTCTACAGATAAACTGTGGGCTGAGTTGTCAGCAGCTTACCTCCGGCGTTGCCTCGCGCAGCTCGAGCCACTCAATCCGCTTTTCACAAAGCTGATGATGCTCGTCCTCGCGCCTCATCGGGTTGAATACCCGAAGGTCGCCGGTGTTAAGCTCAAGGCCGTCGACCAGGTCAACGGGCAACTGATGGGCTCACCGCTCTCCTTCCCAATACTTTGCATTGCTAACGCCGGAAATATTATGATGGTCAGGAAGCAATGGCTCGGTTCTACTTTGATCCGGAAACGTTTTTGGAAATATTTGGATGCCATGTTAATTAATGGCGATGATGGACTCTATCTGGCAGCAAAACGGGAGTGGTCCCTACACGTAGCCCTTGGCTCGCGTATAGGCCTCTCGATGTCTCCTGGAAAGGCATATCTACATCGTCGTTATGCGAATGTGAATTCAACGTCCATCGACTGTGACTCACAGGATGTCACAGCGACACCTTACCTTGTGAAGTTCCTTAACACGGGACTTTACTTTGGACAACACAAGGTGCTCGGGGAGTTTTCTCCTGAGGATGGCTTGACGGCCAAGGTTACTGCGCCGCACATCTCCGTTATGGAGGAGGTGTGGCGTGGTGCCTGGTCGCAGCGAGAGTCTGAACTCCTCGCTAGCTACATTCATCTACATGCAGAAGATATAAGAATCGAGCAGAAGGGTCGGAATTTGTTCCTCCCGGTCTCGGCCGGGGGTTGGGGTGTAGAAATGCCTGATGGCTTTAAAAATGTTATTACCCCATTTCAGATTCAAATTGCAGCGGGAATTTTAAAGAAGTTTCCGTATCTCGCTGTTGATGAGCGACCTTTACTCAAAGGGAAATTCATCCGAGATGTCTCGGGTGAGGTCGTGGATCCCTTTAGACAGCCTAAGCTGGCCGGCACGGTGCCCTTGAAGAAGGGTCCGATGTCTCTCGTCAGTGATCTCAAGTTCGGCTTTGTGCCGTACCGGTTCGCGAAGAGAGAGGTCCCCTTGGAGGCGACGGTTGAACCGATGGACTCGTTCTTTGGCGAGCCTATCATCAACGAAGCCACTTGGTGGAGGGACCGTGTCAACCAACTCAGGCGGGAGTTATCCTCGCGGAATGACTCAGTCATTCGTCACGCAGCCGTTCCTCCGGCTGCGGGGTATTGACCTCTTGGGGGTCATCTACTTTACGCCCAAAACGGTGCGCTACGATCGTGTTCTATTGGTACGGATGCGAGAGTTTCGCTTAATACTTCCGTGCTAACCAGAACGCCGAGAGACTGCACGGCGCGGCCCTATACTTAGGGTAGTAGATGATGTACAGTCCCAGCTGCTCGCTGGGATCCCCTACCAGAGCATTACCAAAATGACGGTTAAGAAGACCGAGAAGAAGGCCGAAGCCAAGGCCGAAAAGAAATTGGCGAAGGCCGTGGAGAAGGCGGTTGAGTCTGCCGAACCAAAACGTAACCGCCGCGCGCGAGTGAGTGGTATGTCCAACGGGTCGTATGCCCGTCAGGCTGCCCTCCAGAAGCACGCAGCGACTGCGAATTTCATCGCTGGACTCTTCAACCCTTTCGATTCGCCGAGTCGGTTTCCCGACAAGATGAATATGCTGAAGACTGTCGTTCTCCCCTTCCGGGAGACCGGTACGATCTCCGGCGCTTCATGGGCGATCGAGATTGCTCCGATCCTCCAGCGCATGCTCCACGCCTTCAGTGGAACGATTGCATTTGGTGCAACTTCCATAGTTGCCACGTTTCCGAACGACAAGATGTTCACGGCGGCCGCTGGCCTCACCGGGTTCATCCTGTCTGCGAGGTGCACGGGCTTGAAGCTCCGTCTGCAGTACTCGTACGTGGTGACTAGTGCGCAGGGCTACGTTGTCGCTGCCATCATTCCCCCTGGGAGTGACGGCTCGGCAATGTCTCAGTCCGCGCTGTCCCAGCTGCCTATGTCTGCGGCAGCGTCAACTCCTGACATCGTGACGACAGGTGCCTTTGAGATTTGCTGGCTCCC